CATCATCATCACCGCCTCAGCCATGACCGACATCGCAAGCTCAACCAGTTTGCCGTAACGAGTGTCGGCATCTAGGATATGACCGGATTGAGGCGTCACATTCAAGATGCCATCCCAGTGCAGGAAATCACCTAGCTGGCACAAAATCCCTGTCCCTGATTTGGGCGCTGCCTTAATCATGTCGTTTATTGAGTTGAGGAAAACATCTCGGGCAATGTGGACATCCCAATCGTCGCCCGTTTCCGCTTCATAGGCATACATGCCCAAATGGAAATCAGTGATCGTTAAAAGCGTGAGCAGGTCTTCATCCGCACTCTTCGGTGCTGCTACTGGCTTGAACCTAGCCAGCCCCTCCTGTGCAGACTCAATACGCTCAACCAATATCTCAAATTGTCTTTTCTCATCGGTCTGAGACTTAACCCACTGACGGACAGGGTTGCCTTGTTCATCATAGAACGTAGATACACCTTTGATCTTATGCCCATCAGGAACCGCATGATTCCATCCATGATCCGGGCTGTATCCCCTGCGCGCAGCCTTATCCCTGACCAGCCTCAAGTGGTCGCCGACAGTCCCCCGGCTAACCTTGAGTAAATTGGCGACCTCTCTATAAGAAAGACCCTGCACCTCGATGAGATCAATTATCTGTTTTTGTTTTTCTGTTGTACAAAATTCCAGCAGCGGATGATCCACTCTACCCCCCTTTAAGTTTCATGTACTCCGAGTCTTGGGGACAAGATAAAAATAAGCCATGATCCATAGCCCACTCATTCACCCTGTCCATGAAGTCCATCATCTCTCCCCGATCTAATCCGCTCGTCTCCCGCACCTGACCCGGGATGACGGTGTTGTTTATCTTCCTGTCCTCCGTTCCTAATATCTTGTATTTTATCAGTTCTTTCATTCTTTCTTCAGTGATATCTGCACCCTTTGCCTTGAAGTGTTCAGACATCTCCCGACACCAAACATGAAAGAGAGCATTTTGAGATAGTGACCGCTTTGGCGTGTGCCGCTTCACCTTCCACTCTACCGGATACTCCCAGTTCCACTCCTTCTCCAAGTAGTCCTTGAAAAAATCTACACGCTGCTGCAGCTGCGCCTTATCTTTAACCAGCCAAAACTCACCCATAGCTTCCCTCATTTCGTCAATAGGTCTTAATAAATAATGCTTAATTTTGAACGCATCTGCCCTTTCTCGGAATGGGCCATCTGGATCACCCTTACTAACCTTTCTGCACAATCGGTCAAAGTCATGCTTCCACGCCCATCCGACCATTTCGGTTTTTCCTAATCTCATGTTGCTGCTACAAAAAACATAGGCGTCTACCGGGTAATCTATCTGTGATGCCTCTATGTGGGCATCATGGTAAGGCTGTGGCGCTACGTTTCTTTGCTTTGTCTTAACATCAATCTTGATGCCCAAAAACTCCAAGTCCCACAGGCAGCCGACATTTGACTCCGACACCCTGTTCGCGCCGAGAGCATCCCTAACAAGAATCTCTGCGTCCTTTGCGACCTTGTGACGCCCGGGATCATCTGCCGATATTGACGCACTGTTGCTCCAGTTACGCACCGGCTCGCTCAATCAGAATGTCAATGTAGTGCCGCGCCTTCTCAAGATCCTGTATGCCGCCCTTTGTCTTCCACCGGGACACATACTTGACCACCGCGTGTTCACACACGCCTAAACCATTTTCTAGCGCATACTCCAGCGGTTGTATCTTCATGGTCTTGTAGTGGCTGCCGCCGACTTGCTCAGACTCCCACTTCATCTTTGCCTCCTTGGTATATCAACCCTGATGTTGTTCGCCCCCTCCGATCGCTTGAAGGTCTGCCCCGGCCCCTCAAATAACGCCAGCGTCCCCTCCCAGTTATGGTGTCGCTGCTTCGCCACGATAAGCCGCTGGTCAACCCCCTCCGCAATTTGCAGAGCCTCTTTTTCGGTCAAAGAAAAGCCGTCTTCCATCTTGCGCTTTGCTGTAGCCCTGATCTTGTTGTGCCATGTGATGCACAACAGATGCGCCTGATCGGTGATAGTGCTGCCACCCCTAACGTCAAAGCGGGTTGGCACATACTCATCACCACCCTGTTGCGGCTTTCTCACATGGTGGACAACAGCAATGTGGATCTTCAGAGCCTCAGCCAAAGAAATTAACTGATTAAAAAACAGCCTCTCCCTCTCGGAGTCATCTGTCACCCCCATGAATTGCAGATTATCCAGCGCCACCAGCTTTACCCCACGCTTCGCCATCGCCGAAACGCAACCGAGCGCCTGTAGTGGCGTCACAGAACCTAAAGCCCTGTACCACCAGATCCTGCCCCGGCTCCACTCAATAAAGTCCTCTGCGAACTCCCGGGCAACAACGTCAACCGCCGCTGCCTGCTTGCACATCATCTTTGCGGTGTCTTGTAGGCGCATCTCAAACGAAGCCAAGCCCACCGGATGGTGCTGTGCTGCATGAACTAGGATCTGACTAAGCAGTGTCGTTTTCTTATGCCCATTGATCCCAGCCCAAACAGACACCTCACCATCGCGGAGTCGCAATTTGTCGTCAGTGTTGGGCCAAGGTAATGGCGTACCATAGGATTCTGTTTTGACGCTAATGCTATCAAGGAAGTCGTCCTTGAATGCGTCAATGCCAACAACGTCAAGCTCCTCGACCTGCGCGTAAATCTCCTGCAAGTCCTTGTCCGTAAAGTCCTCAACCTCCCTCCGTGGGATTCTATTCATACCATGTACTCCGAATTTGCTTTGCCTCGTTGACGCTTCTTCTCGCTGGCATTCCAGTTGCCTAGAGCATGAGGCCAACTGACCATCTTGTTTTTCCCAACATACCAATCCTTCGACGCATAGAAATTAACGAACCTTTCTGGGTCTACAAACAGGTATCCATTAGCCTTGCATTTCTCTTCAACTTCCTCCACTGACGGCGGGACAAATCGACTAGATTTGGCCCCTTTCTTTTCTATTCTATTCTTATCTAATCTATTCTTGCATGACTCCATCATGATAGGGTCATGACTTTTGGTAGAGTCTTCTTCACCAAAGTCCCGCAACCTACTGATTAGCTTACGCATATCAGGGTTGCTTGTCATTGATGAGTCTAGCCTTTTGGCAATTTTAAGGCATGTAATTACACCTAAGTCACTTTCGAAGAGTTGTAAGTCAACCATCCTCGCCATGATCTCGTTTACCTTGGTGATTGAGATCCCGGTGTCATGACTGATTATCTGCGCGTCATGCTCTAGCTCAAAGGTGTACTTGTCTGCGCTAACGTCACCAGCTATTAGCTCAATGCAGTACCAGTACAGCCCATATCCCTCCATGCCATAGTCCAGCATCAGCTTCCGCAGCTTTGCGTCCCTATGTGCATCAGTATCGTGCTTTACCCACTTCACCCGTCGCCCCCTTAAATACTTTGTCCACAAACTGGTTTGGCTTGCCGCCGCGCTTTAGTGCTAAGGCGTACCGCGCCTTATCTTCCCGGGACAGCGATTGTCCGGTCTTTTTGGCGTGTTCTGCAAGCTCAACCACAAAGTCCTCCAGAGACTCCGCAGACGGCCTTCTGGGCGATTTAAAGTGCTGGGTAGTGTCAGGGTACAGGGTATCCCAATCAAGCCCCAGAGACGCCAGAACGTCCAATGCGCCGCAGCCAGCGTAGCAATGGATCAACACCCTGCCGTCATCTTTTTCGGTTATATAAAGTGATGGGCTTAGATCATTATGTGCTGGACAAGTTGCAAGCCAGCTACCCTCCTTTGACTTTCGATACTTCTGGACTCGCTCCAGAATATCTCTTGCTGACATAGCCCCCTCCTATAGCGGCTCATGGTCATTAAAGAAATCCGGCAACTCTACCTCTAGGGCTGCACAAAAATCCTCCACAACGCTGACCTTGACGGTCTTTGCATTCCTCCAGCGCACAACCTGATTCGGGTGCGCCTCCATAATCCGGGCAAGTGCGCGGGTAGAAACCCCGCGCTGATCTTGCAGTTCCCGGATGCGTTTACCTACATCCATTCTTTCCACCTCAAAACGGGATATCTTCGGAAGACTCAGGCTCCTGCTTTTTATCAGGCTCCCATGTGTCCAGCTTTGCGTAACCCTTTCCGGCCTTAGACACAAGCATGTCTCCGTTCACCCAAATAACATCTGGGTTTTCTTTGATGTGCTTTTGCATCCACTCCCGGAACTGCGGAACATTAATTGACAGCTTGCCGATAACAAAGTCAGGCTGACCATCACGCTTCTTAGGGTACAACCCCCCGATTAACTCATCCATTTACTATTTCCTTTCTAGCTAAATTAACTTCATCTGAGCGTAGGTA